ATTGATTTTGCAAAGACTCACAATGGGTCTGAGGAAGTGTCTGTGTCATCAACTGCTCAATATACTCTATTCACTGAATGGTGTTCTAAATGTGGTATGAAATATGAGGTTAATAATGTTCAGTTTAGTGTGCGACTTAAACGACTAAATATTGGTGGGGTTGGTAACAGTATCTCCACAAAATCTGGAAACAAACGAGTTTTTAATATCCAAGAGATGATTAAGCACTTCAAGATTGATATTGACCCTGATGATGGTGTCACTGATGATGACGAGCTATAAATAAACCATGTGATATACAACAATATCAAATGGTTGGTGATGGGTGGTGATAGGTGATGGGTGACACGTTCCATTTCTGCCTCCTTATATATTGCCTTATAAATATAGAAATAGATAGATATTGTGAACTTTTTTGTTTTTTTTTTCTTCTTTTCATTTCAAACTAAATCCAACCTGTCACCTGTCACCTATCACCACCTATCACCCCTACTCTCTCTTACTTATTTATTAAAATTTAAAATAAAAGAAGAAGAGTATGTAGTAGAGTATGTAAGTGACAGGTTAAAGTTAGTAGAATATGTTGTAGGGGTATAACAATTCCATCTCCAAAAGGGCGTCAAATTATAAACAATAAAGATGCTATATAGAATATAATAATATGTATAACAAACTTAAATAAAATGTTGTTATAGTATATATCAATGACAAGCCAACCAACTAATGTCAACAAAACGACAATTAAGTTTGACGACACACTCAAATCCGTTATTACGAGGCTTAAGGAAGACCATCGAAAATTAATCAGTGGTCTTGGAGAAATTGACGAAGACCAACCAGCAAGGGTTCTTCGCAACAAAATTGATGCAAGTTTTAACGAATTCAATTTCACAACCCCGAACAAGACATCATTTAAAAAGCCTGATTATTTTGCTATATTCATGTGCCTAATTAGTCCTGGTATTGACGAGCTGGAGAGGTGGGAGCAAGTCATGGACAACAAGGACATAGACAATGGTTTTAATCATCCTACTATGGATTATACGTGTTGTTGTGGTCAGCCAATCAAGCAATCTTGTTTAGTTTTTTTTAATAAAACATCTTGCGTTGTAGGTAATTGCTGTGTCGAGAAAAATCTAATTGCGAACATGACCAAAGACAGCAATGAAAAAAAAACGATTACTCTAAAACTAAAAAAAATTAGAAAAAAACAGAAGGACGAAATCGAGCAATTTAAAAAAGACCAAATTAAAATTCAAGAGGAACAAGCAATAGCCGAGTTTAAAAAAAATCACCCGACCAAGTGCTACATTTGTCGTAAAAATTGTAAAAGGGAATATACTCGTTGCTATAGCTGTAAGTCGCTTAGTGAAGGAAAAGTCAGATGTGATTGTGGTTCTTTTCGAGATAAGAAATTCAAGATGTGCTATACATGTAAAATTGGTAGTTAATTAAGGAATCCGTTTCGGTTTTTTCTTGAGTTGGAATTTACCCTTTAGCGCGTCTTGATGAATCCTAGACCTAGAATGATTTCCCATAACACGAGACGTGTTGCTACGAGCATAAAACTCTCCGCAAGTTTTACAAAATTGAGTTCCATTATCTCGTGCGTTGTGTGCAAACCTGAAAGCAGGAGCGACAACATTTCCACCACATGTTCTGATGTCCATGAGTTTGCCGTTTACGATTGAGATGAACTGGTTGGTCTCCCATTCGTAATTATCAATATCAATTTTTTCGATGATATCCATTTCTAAACTAAATAAAAATGAATATCTAAACTGATTTTTTAAAATAATCTAATCTATATGTATATGCCTTCAAAAGCTACTTTAGCTCGTTTAAATAAACTCCACTACAAGATGTCAGACGGCACGAAGAAAGATAAGGAAAAAGCGATTAAAAAGGCAGACAAACTAGGTTATGAGGTTGTCAGTCATAAGCGAGGGGTCGCTCATTTCAAGAGCAAAGATGAGGCGGACAAGCACCACGCAGTGACAGTGAAAGGTACTAATCCTTCTTTTAGTAAAGACCTAATGAGCGATATTCATCTAGCAATCGGCAAGAGTTCTTCTGATAAGCAATTCAAAAAACGGACTAACGAGATTAAGAAAATATATTCTGGTATTGACGAGAAAGAAGATAAGCATTTGACAGGGCACAGTCTCGGCGGTTCAATCGTGTCCCATGCTATGGTGAAGTCTAAAAGTATCCGTGATAATACGAAATCCGCTCAAACATTTAATGCCGGTTATACTCCTGCGTTCCATAGTGAGTTAAGCAAAGACCTTAAAAAAGAAGATAAAAAAGAATTGAAAACTAAATTAATTCATCACCACAACAAAGGCGATCCAATCTCCGCCGCATTAACTATGTCAGCAGTAGGCAAAGTCAAGACGACAAAAGGCAAAGCATCATCGCCCCATTCGCTCGACAATTTTCACGCGGACAAATCTCTCAAGGACAAGGATGAGCCTGAACCCGAACCCGAACCAAAAGATGAATAAATAATATATCTCTATAGTGTATATGCTTAAGATTAGCGAACTCGAGAACAAGGAATTGAAAGTTCATAACACACCGAACAATTTAGACAAACCATTAGCGCCAGATATTCCACCCCCATTGCCGAATTACTCAGGCTTTTCAATGCTTATATGCGGTGCTTCTGGCTCTGGTAAAACAACCCTATTATATTCTATTATGGCTAAACGTAGACAGAACAAAAAAAGGCAATCTTATCGCGGCGTATTTGACCGTGTATATGTTATATCTCCAACCATCGGCAAAGACAGCATTAAAAGCGACCCGTTTAAAACGATACCTGACGACCAGATATGGCGTTCTTTAACAAAAGATGGACTAGATGAATTAGATGAGATGCTAGATGCTAACCGTGAAGAAGGCATTAACTCTGTTGTAATACTCGATGACGTAGGCAGCCAGTTGCGGAAGTCGGCGGCAATAGATAAAAAATTAACTTCCATGATTCAAAATAGACGGCATCAGTATACGTCTTATATTACTCTTTTACAGCGTTTCCGCGATGCTGGAACGGGAATACGTAATAATCTCTCTCATTTCATTTCTTTTAGACCAAAAAATAAACCAGAGATGGACGCTATAGCTAATGAATTGTTCCCATATGACAACAAAAAGAATATGCAAATATTAAACCATATTTTTGAAACCACTAATAATTTCTCATTTATCTTCGTTGATATGTCGCTAAAAAAAACAAACAAATACTTATTCTATAGTGGATTCAATCCTCTCGTGATAGATGAAGAAACGCCAGCATAAAAAGAATATCTTACTATATTGTATATGCCGCCGAAGAAGAAGCCAAAACTTAAGAAAGCCAAACCAACGCCAAAACTTTCACAAGTTCAAACAGTGACTGTTAATGTAGGCGCACAAGAAAAGCCAAAACGCAAACGTAAGCCTAGAGCCAAAAAGGCGGCATCTGTCGCGCCATCATTAGGGCTAGTTGCACCAAGCCAAGAGCAAGGCTTTGCCCGTTATATCTATCCTACTCAAACTCAGCAAGATAATTCTCTAATAACCGACCAATTAAAAGCATACCTTAAACAAATACACGGCGGTAAACAAGCCGATAATTTACAAATAGCAGCACAAACACCAGAGCAACCACCAGCCATGCCAGCCCTACCAGCACCAGCACCAGAAGAAATAACACTAGCGCCAACAAGAAAGCCTGGTATTTCTATTTTGTCATCAAAAGAGTTTCCTAAAATCACTATAGATAATCCGCCAGTAGAAGAATATGATGATGACGATGATGAAACATCAAGCGTTGCTGGTTCTGTTCGTGATATTGCCGAAGATGATTTAACGAAAGGTATTCGTAAAAAAAAACTAATAATAAGAGGACATGATAATTTAGGAGCAGCAGCAGAAGCCCCGCCAGTAGAACAATCACCAGAAAAGCCAACATTAGATAATATTGTGTCGCCAGGTAAAACACGAGCGCCTCGTAGGTCTAAAGAGCAAATGGCGGCAGATAAAGCAATAGAAGAACAAAAAAAAGAAGAGAGCCGCATCGCTCGTGAAGTAAAAAAAGCCGCCGCTGAAGCCGCCAGAGAAGAAAAAAGGAAAGAAAAAAAAATAAGATTAGGTTCAATTCGTGAAGAATAAATAATCTAACTCTATAATATAATGGATACATACCACATATTGAACTTCCACGAGATATTCGCAGAGAATGCTTTTTGTTTATCTCAACGCCTAGGCATCGAATTAGTCAAGGATTTTCAACCAGAGAAAGACCACACATATATTATTTTTGGCGCACATAATCAAGCGGCAACCCTACATTCTATTCAAGTATCAAATCCTTATTTTAAATATATAATCATCAATGGAGAACCACCTCAAAGCGATGTCCTTCGTAATAAGTATTATCTCTCTCTAATGAAAAATAATATTGTATTTGATTATCACCCAATCAGTTCAGAGTATCTCAAGAGTTTAGGAATACGAGTCTTTAGTGAATATATATTCGATTTCCCACAATTAAAAAATTCAAGTGAGAGAGAAATAGATATCCTTTTTGTCGGTTCAAGAAACGAAAGACGAGAGGCAGTATATAAAAAATTGGTCGAACGCTACCCAGATAAAAGAATCGAGTTTCATATGGACTGGAAGCAGGGCAATCATGAGGATTTAACCAAGTTGCTACATCGTTCAAAAGTCGCACTAAATATCCCTTATTATAATTCGAACATTCTAGAAACCCATCGCATAAACAAAGCATTAGCGTGTGGCTGTGAGGTCGTTAGTTTGTATTCAGGACATAAACCGACCGACGAGTTCTACGATAAATACATTCATCTATGTCATGATTTTTTTGAATACTTCGACCAAGCGGATATGTG